CATACGTTGTTCCGAATTAGTTTCCAGTGGTCCAGCGGGTGGCAGGGTTGCCCTAGTTCCCACTTGTTCTCTGCGTTGCTGAGTTAGGGCAGCTTGCGCAGATTCTAAAATACTTGAAGAGCGTTCCTTTAATTGTTCAACGCTTTGATTGATTTCTTCAGGAGTATTACCCTGAACAAAGTCAATTAGTTGCGGAATAATATTGTCGCGTTCTTGTTCAAGTATTTGTTGGCGATAAGATTGCAGATTTGCAAACTCTCTTTCGCGCTCCAGAAGAGCGAAGGCCCGTTCGCGTTCCTGACGCTCACGCTCCAACTGCTCTCGCAACTCATCAGCTGTCAACTTAATTAGGTCCTTGGCGTTCAAGTCCTTTTCAAGCTTAGCTTTTTCTTTTTCCGCTTTCTTAGCTGAATCTTCAGCTTCCTTAGCGGCTTTACGAGCTGCTTTTTCTTCTTTCTCTTTCTTAAGAGCAAGAACTTCATCCTTTAATCTTTCAATCTCAGGATAGAGCTTATCTTTCTCTTGAGAACGCACTTTTGCTAAATCTTCATCAGTATAAAACTTTGAAGACTTAGTTTCAGTTGTAGTAACAGTAGGCGCATCAACGCCCGACACATTTACAACTGGAGCGGTATTAGCTTCTGCTTCAAAAGCAGCAGCCATTTGTTCTGCAGTTTCTGACATTCTTATGTCCTTATCCTAGGGGTCGTTTTCCGAATTGGGCTTTGGGCCCGTAGCACATGTGACCTAACGTTTATTAGTATCTTTATTTTGACAACATAGTACGAAATTGTCTGTATAAATCAGTTTATTTCTCGTACTCTTGCGGCACCCTTCGTTGAGGAAGTTTTGTACCGTAAGCATCTGTGACTAGACGGTTGCGAACCTGTTGGTCGCCCATCTGTGCAGCAACTGTTGCCTCGTCAAGAACGACTGGCTCTGTAGGTTGCATTGGAACTTGACCGCCAGAAGCACCAGTGCCCATAACTGGGGTACCAGGCTTACCTGGCTCACCTGGCATAGAACCAGTTAAAGCGGCGATATCTTGTTCAATTTGAGTTTGAATAAGCTTAAGTGCGCCATCAGCGAGTGCATCATCTTGAAGTTCTTGACGAATCTCTGTGAGCTTCTCTGCTGGGAATTCTTCTCCAAGAGTACGGAGAGCGCCTTCCTTTGATTCAAGACCAAGAGATAGCTTGCTTTGGATTTCGTTAAGAGCAATAAGCTTATCTAGAGGTAGTGGTTGTGGGAAGTGAACATAAGAGCGAAAAGTGAGTGGATCGTTAGGGTCTAGCTTTGCAAGCTGACCTAACTTAAGAGGAGTGGTATTTGCATTAGGGTCCCAAGTAAATGTCTCTGGTTCTTTCAAAGCAAGGTTAAGAAGAATCAATTCATTAACGCGCTCTAGACCATGTGCATATTGAATAATCTTTTGGTGGTAGCGGTTCATCAAAGGTTGGAACTGAATAGAGAGCGCAACACCAGATGTGTTAGAGATAGGTTGTGCTTGTCCTAGCGCGGTTTCAGGTACACCGATCATTTCGTGCATAGACTTCTTCATCATAGCGAGGAATTCCATTGCACCCTTTAGGCCTTGCGAACCACCTTCAAGATTTTCAACTTTGGCGTCTTTTGGAAGTCCGCCCCAGACTTTGTTAGCGCCTTTTTCCAACTGAGAAGCCTTAGCACCGATGATGACCGTAACGGGCGCCGCATGATAATTAACAATGTCAGCAATGTCAGTAGCAGTCTCATTGTAAGCTCGGTTAATATTGATAATGTCATAGCAATCGCTAAGACCCCAAGGGCTACCACTGATACGAACATTTGGAATATGAATAACAGGAATAGTGCCAAGCGGATTAGGGCGCGAGTCAATAAGTTCGTCATTAATGTATTCTTCAATGATGTCATCAGTCAAGATTTCCGTGTAGGTAAATACTTGACGAGTACCTTCCAATGAAGTACCCCAAAAACGATACTTAAGCTTAAACCGAATAAGGCGCTCGCGGTCATGTGGATGGAACTCAGGGAAAGCGAAGGAAGAATTAAGAGGAAGGATACGGACCCGACCAGGGTGAGTACGACCAGCAGGGTCAGTGTAGGCCTCTTCGTAAGCCACTTTGATAAAGCAATCACCAGACACCGTTCCTTGCTGTCCAATTTCCCATAGGACTGTAGCTTTGTTGTTATCTACTTCCCAAACTCTTTCAAGTAGGTCAGGGACGATAGCTTCAGTTTCTTTTGGTGAACGGAAGTTAACACCCTTACCAAAGGTAAAGTTAATTAAGAAATCTGAGAAGGCGCGATAATAGTTCAGCACCATTTGGGTTTCGCCAGTTTGACGGCGATAAGAATAATGATGGCCTAGATACATAGCCCAGTTAAGGCTGTAACGGTTTAGGCGAGGACCGTGGACTTCAAATTCTTCGTCAGCTAATTCAACAAGTCCCAATGGGGAAATGGAAATAGTGAGGTCAGATGAAGCTGCGCGATAACTCGGAGGCGAGAAATCAATACCGCTCACCAATCACCTCTTTCCGTAAGAGCTAAAGGGTACCACCAAATGTCTACTTATAAATAAGGCGACACGCTTTATCTAAAGCGTTCTCCTCTGATGCTGTTGATACCAATATTTTTAGTTACTTTTGCTTTTTCCATCGCTTCTTTCTTGTCGCGTTCCTCTTGAACGTAATCGCGGAAACGAGGGTCTATATCTTTTTTAGAAGGCACAAATTTGCCGCCCATTTGTACATAACGAGAATGTACCCAGTGAGCAGCAGCAGGAGATGGATATGTACGAAAACGAGAACGTGCTTGAGTTGTAAGCATGTTCCATAATTTTGGATTAGCGGGTTCTTGCTTAGGACCCTTTTTAACTTCTTTACCTGCGATTAGCGCCATAGTTAATTCCTAAGAATAGCCCTGCTCCCTGACGAGGGTGGTGGTACAGAGAGCAGGAACTCTATTGTTTATTAGTCGCGAACGACTGCAGCGTTGCCAGCTTCTTGGTGAGAACCATTGCGGAGAACTTCCTCAATGCGGTTGTCACCGTGGTCTGCGAAACCACCAGCTGCGAACTCAGAAAGATGTGATGGAGCTTCTACCCATGCAGCAGAACCAACATGTGCGCGTTCACGCATTGTCTCTTCTGGTAGCTTCTCAAAAACATTTTGATTACGGTTTGGACGACCTGCTGCAGGAACATATCCTTGCATAGCGCCCTTTGTGAATTCCTGTGGAACGTCTGTGTCTGTTGCAATTCCTTCTTCAAAGCGAAGAGGTCCGCGTTGTCCTGGTGTAGCTGGAGACACCTTGCGGTCGTAGACAGTTCCTGGACGTTCTGGGAACTTTGGGTCTGGTGCGATTGTCATTTATAACTCCTAAAGTTTGAAGTACTTCATGTAAAAGTTTGACCTGTCTTGAGTCAAATTTCAGCCTAAACGGATAACTATCTAAAAAATGGAGATGAGGATACTTCTATCTGAGGCATAGTCATTTCCATAGTCAAAGAGCAGGCAATAGCCAAGCTATCGGCATAATCGTCGTGGGCGTGGGCTTCATCAGGAGCTTTAGCCAAGAAGTTAGGTCCAGTGAACTTGGTCTCTAGGTCAGTCATCTGCTGGTAGAAACGCTTCCATGTTCTAGTGCGACGAGTCTTAGCGTGTGCAGGCCAACCAACCATCTCTCTATCAATAAGCGCTTTAAGATGCTTCCAACGCTTTGACTGTTCAGGTTGACTACTACCAATAGCAATAACTTCTGCTCTTGGAAGAAGAAGTTTCATACGTTGGGCTACTGCGTCACCAACACCGTTAGCATCAATGCCAACATACATAACATCGTAGTTTTCTAAAAACTTAGTAATCTGGAAGTACTGGTCTTCCCAGTCATCACCTTGAATCTCAAGCCAGTTGAGAATGCGGTGGTCAAAGTATCCGAACTCGTCTGGTCTATCCCAGTCCACCCACACTACAGTTACAACAGTAGAGTCAATTTTACGCGCTGGGTCAATACCTACAACAACAGGTGTACGGTGCCAAGCACGGACAATCTCTTGAGATGTATCTCCAAGTTTATCCATAATGTTGGATGTAACGAACATACCGCGTTCAAGAAGCCACTTACAGCAATATGACATCTGGAACTCATCAGACTCTTCACCGATGCGCAGCATTTCTTTCTTAATGAACTTTGCGTAGTTAGCGTTGCATTTTGCTACATCACGCCAGTCCCATTCAAAGTGGTTCTGCCTTTTACCACGGGTAGTTTGACGGCGTTTATTTAATTGGATTGATTTATAAAAGTTGTTCTTATGTGTGGTTGGGGTACCAGTTTTAACCATGGTTCCTGAGTAGTACGCCAACATAGGAGAGATAGATTTAGAAACTACAAAGTCATCTGCTTCTTGGCACTCGTCAATAACAATGAGATGGAAAGACTTAGATTCAATCTTTGCCCGTGGGTTAGCGGTCATCATCATAAGAGATGAGCCAGAGTTCTTTAGTTTAATTTGGCGTGTAACTCCTGGAACTCTACCAAGGGAGTCATCAATCTCAGGGTCACCAAGAATTTCTAATGCGCGCTCAGAGGTAAGACGATTAACAGTTCTACCAAATAGGGTTTCTACCTGACCTTCAACTGGAGCAAACATACCAATCCAAATACCGTTAGAGAACTTACCTAATAGGTCTGGATACATCTTTGCAAGGCGCGGTAATAGCACCATCAATGCAGCTACAGTATTAGCAATAGTCTCTGACTTACCTGACTGACGAGCGGCAAGGGCTGTGATTTCTTCACCATCGTTAATTAGTATAGATTCAATAATGCGACGAGCAAGTGGCATTTGATACGGGTGAAGCTCATGGCCTACTAACGCTGTTTGAAATTGAATACAGCGGTCAACGATTTTCTTTACAAACTCTGCAGAGAGTTCATCAAGTTCTATTTCCTCGTCTTCTGGTGGAAGTTCTTCGCCTTCAACCTCATCGGGAAAAAACTCTTCCTCATCGTCTTCTAATAAATTCTCCATATTAGTCCCTAGTCTAAGTTAAAACAATAAGCCTGAGTCGTTAAACCCAGGCTAGTTGTTGCCACTACGGGGAGAGAAGAGAGGCAGGAATAGTATAACAAAAATGTAGACAAATCCACTTACAGCGGTGGGCGTGTCATGCGTTTATATAACTCCTCTACAACCGCGTGTAGAGCTTCTGCACCTTGCCTAGCCTCAGTTAAATAAGCTTCATCCCGCGACTTTTGATAACCAGATAGGCATCTACCAACTTCATAAATAGCTTGGTCAGTCCACATTTCTAATTCAGCAGTAGGTATTTTAGATACGCGCTTGGCTACCTTTTCTGAAAACGGTTTTGTCCAAGTCGTAGACTTTTTAAAAAGTTTCATCAAATAGACCATCCTCAGGCTTCCAAGCAACTCTAGACTTCATAGCCTCAGATAATAGCGCATCAATCTTTTCATCGTCTTCCCACGTAATAGCGGGGGTATGGTAGAAGATACCTAGGTAAAAACCTGGAGTAGTAAATGGGCATCTAAAGACTAAGCATTTACCTTTGCGGTAAGGCATTTCTGTTTCTTGAGTTGTTCCTACTTCAATTATTGGAAGTGGCTTCTTGTGGTAATACCGTAGTGTTCCTGCGTATAGTGGCCCGAATGTTTTCATTTTAACTCTTTTGTATGCGGCTGGATATCTGTGCAAGACCACTAATTTGGGCCATAGCAGCGGCAGACATACCCGTTAAATCTGCTGGTCCATTGGAAGAACTAGCATTTTCTAAGGTAGGTAAATAGTCATTAGTTGATGAGCTACTAGATAAACCCATCCACACATCTGTTCCAACATCATTGTATTGCCACCAAGTGTTATCTCTAAACACTATGTAAACAACTTTAGTATTTGAGTTGTAGGCAATTGCTAAAGCGCGGGGGCGAGAAGGTTTTTGAGTAGGAGCTGTCTCAGTAATTAATCCCACATCGGTTGTAGTACTAGAACTATTAGATAATGGGTCATTAGATGCTAAGAGTGAAAACGCCGTAATGTCTGGGTCATTAGGTATTTCTATATCTTGGTAATCAAGTGCTTCTTGATCCCATGCATATGTAGAACTAAAGTCTCTAGTCTCACGAAGAGCTTGTTCCATTAACTTCTTTAATTCAGAGCGCTTACTAACCATTAGTCCTCACAAATGTGGTCTTGTGTTTCCGTCTCCAGAACTCTAACTAAACATACGCTACAGCGCAAGTAACGGGGGGGTTTAAAGTTATTTTGTACCGTGGCGCCCTGATTAAAATCTGAACCATCTTCTCCATAAGCCTGGTCATAGTCATAGATGATTTCAGGTTCGGCAAGCAATTCTGGTGAGAATGGACCACGAGGGGTCATGACGCGGTCTGGTACTGGGTGAACTTGTACGGCTTGGTGTTTAATTATCTTCATCTGCATCAGCCTTCTTAGGCGCAGATGTTTTCTTTTTTGCAGACTTGTCTTGTTCAATAGGTGCCATTAAGGGAAAATGACCAGCTTCAGCGCGGTCACGCAACCAATGTGGAAGACAAGATGTGCAGTAGTGGGCTGGATTAACTCCAGGATCAGCTGCCGTATATTGTGCGGGATTAGCGCAGTTGTCGCACTTTAACATGTAGTCCTCCTAAAATCAGAATACCAGTATAGACGAAAAAAGGTGGTCAGCACACGCTGACCACCTAGTTTCTATAATTTACTTATTGTTTTGTGCAATTGTCTTTTCAGCGTCAGAAATACCTGCAGAAATTCCTTGAGCCACAACAGCCTCTGGAAGTCCTGTCTTTGCTGAGATGATGTTTGCAACTGACTTAGGATTTAGCTTAGCAAGAGCTGGGCCAACTAAACCTGCTGCAAGTGCCCAAAGGACTGACTTGTAATCGTGGTGTCCTGGAGTCTTTAAGGTAACGCCAATAATACCTACGGCAGTACCTGCTGAAGCGTATACATAGTGCTCAACTAGAGCAAGAACTTTCTTATCCATTTATCTCTCTTTCGTTATGTGGGGTACCCCACAGAACTACTGTAGCACTATTCGCCTTCTTCTACGTGTTGCTCAAACCGCCCCTCAAGCTTAGCAACTTTCTCACCAATCTTAAGCTGGTCAGTACGTAGCTCTTTTAGCATAGGGATGATATCTTTATTAATACGGTCATGAATAGATGCACCACCGTTAGGGCGCAGTTCAGATAAATACTTTTTTACTAGCCATTTGACGCCTGCTGCAGCGGCGACTAAAATACCAATCTCAGCTGATGTTACGCCAATCCATGCATCAATGCTCAATGTATTTCCATTCTGTGTGATTTATCTAATACAGAATGGTTGTCCGTGTAAATGCCCCAAAATATGCGATTTCATACAATTTTACACATAAAAAAATAAATTATTTGTTAAAGATGCGCATTTAGACTTGACAATGCTTGTAACTCTTTGGTTTGCTAGTACATGACAGAAACATTAGAAATAATGTTTTCGCCAACTGAGAGGAGCAGCGATGCTCAATATCAGAATTAATCTAACGATTAATCTAAAAAAAGTAGGTGCAGGGCTGTTAGCGGGGCTGATCTTTATGGCTCATCTAGTGACACCAGCTTATGCAGTTACAGCAGCGATAAAGGCAGAGACGCCTACAACGGTATCTCTCCAGTTCCTTACTGTAACTACTACGCAAGCCCAAGCCGCACTAGACTTGGCTAGCCCTACCGTCAAATACTTTGACCCACAGGCAATTGCATTTCTCACTACTTACTCCCAAGGATGGAGTAGAGCAGAGTGGGCATGCCTAAATAACTTATGGAATAGCGAAAGCCACTTCAATCCCAAAGCGCTTAATATGAGCACCCGTGCTTTTGGCATTGCTCAATTCTTACCTACAACGTGGGGAAACTACAACGTAGTAAAGACACTAAGTGCTAAGCTTCAAATTCAATACGGCCTACGATACGTACAAAAAAGATATGGGAGTATAAATGACCCAGCAGGTGCATGTAATGCATGGAGATTCCACCAAAAGAACGGGTGGTATTGAAGCACCGTACTTTGACGGAAGTCAGGTTTGTGCACAAGTAGACCCAGAACTATTCTTTCCAGAAGGTTCAATGGAGTCTGTGGTAAACCTTAAAATGGTTAAACCTTTATGCAAGAGTTGCGAGTTCATGGACCCGTGTCTCAAGTACGCATTAGCTAACCCAGAGCTGCAAGGTATTTGGGCAGGCACTACTGAGACAGAACGTAGAATTATGAGAAGGCGCAAAAGAAGAATAGCTGTATAGCAAAAAGCCCCCGATTGCTCGGGGGCTTTTTTGTTTGTGTTGGATTATGATGCGAAGTAAGGTGTGATCTGTACAGTGTCTCCAGCTGAAACTGAAGCTGTAGCAGGTCCCTTGTTCTGTGAGTAGATTGTTCCCGCACGAGCAGCAACCTTTGCAGTGTTTCCTGAAAGACCGCTGTGTGTTGTGATATCTGCGTGTGTCTTTGCAAAACGGAAGTTATTAGCATCTGGGACAACTGTAATGGTATATGTTCCATTAAGGTCAGCGTCGTATGCTGAAGAACCTGAACCGTTAGTTAGACCAGCTATTGTTACAACATCGCCAACCTTGTATCCGTGAGCTGTTGCAGTCACAGATGCTACGTTAGATGTTAGTGTAATTGCTGAGATAACTGGGGTAAACGCTGATTGAACTGATACAACAAGTTCAGAATCTTGTAGAGCATCTGTAGCTAGGGCAGTTGTAAGTCCAAGTACGTTAGGCACCTTTACGTAGTCAGTTCCAGAAACATAAGCACCATCATTTGCAGTTACTTCGTCTGTGTAACGAGCTGTACCTGAGATGTTGATATATGTTCCAGTTCCTGAACCAGACACTGTGAATGTGTAACGGTTTGCTGATGCAACAGTTTGGTTGGTTCCATCAAGACCTGTACCAGTAATGTTTACTGTATCTCCAGCAACTAAGAAGTTGTTTGGAGCTGTGTAGGTCTGTGTGCTTCCGTCACCAGATGCTTGTGTAATACGATACACAGCTTGGTGGGTGCTTGAGAATTGAGGATAACTTGCGTAAGCAGATTCGGCAATTTCGTGTCCGTCTGGCTTTACTTTAATTGCAATTCCGTTGTTAAGAGTTTTTGTGATGCTTCCGTAAGCCAAGCTTTGAGAGGCTACCTTAGTGGTCTGTGACCAGCCAGTATCTCCTGTGCTTCCACCTGTGTTTGATACAGATGCATTACGAACATCGTTTGGTTGTAGTGGGAAGTTTCCCCACGCACGATCAACGACAACATTGCCAGCAGAGTCTGTAGCATGTCCGTCGTTATTGGTGCCGCCAGCTTGGGCCGCAATAGTTACAGCATATAATCCTGTAGCTTTTGGGTCACCTTGAGCAGCAGGTGATGAATAACTTGACATTAGTTTTCCTTTATCTAGATAAAAGTATTAACAGTCCCATGCGCGCAGAGATTTGTTAATACGGCTGTTAGGGTCATTAGCGGTCTTAGAGGACGTATTTTGTTTCTTCATACCTTCCATGCGAGCACAAAAGGATTTGCGACGAGCAGCAGACTTAGGTGATTTCTTTGCCTGCTCTTTTTTTACGGGTGGTTTAAGATTACTACCTGGGTGGGCCTTTTCGTATGACTTACGTCCTTTTTCATTTAGGCCGCCCTTAGGATTTTTACCTGATGAACGTTGCCATGCTTCTGATTTTGCCATGTTATGCTCCCATAATCATCATGCTGAATGAGTTTGAACCATCTCCACCGCCAGTATTGGCAGTTCCATTAATAAGACCATTTGCATCTACGTAACCGACTACGTTGCCGTTGGCGTCTTGAAATTCAACAAGGTTTGCAGTTTGACCCGCCACCGCTTTTACAATTAAACCCTTAGTTGTAGAGTTGTTAGGGATGATGGTGTTAGAACCATCAGCGGCTTTACGAAGATACTGAGTGTGTGAATCTGCAACAACGCCTGTTTCAACGTTTGCAATACGAGCAGAAACTGTAGAAAATGATGTGGATGCGCTTACAAAGGCGTCACTGCTTGAAGGTGTTGTAGAAAGGGCTGGGTTAGCTCCAAGAGCTGATTCAATAGCTACAACTTCTTCTTGGATAGCATTTGGGTGACCAGCGTCAATAACCTCAGTTACGTTGACATGGGTAGGGAAGACCTTAACAGAGTTTGGATACGAAGCTGTCATGAAGGGCCTTTCAGTAGATATTTAAGTTTACAGGCTAAACGGTTAGTTTTGGTGCTCTCCGTTAGGTCCTCTTCCAGCATTACGATATTGGGCAATTCTTGGTCGTTCTTGGGAATTTAAGAACATACGACGAATTCCAAACCGCGAATCTTGTATAGTCACTTTTTGGGCTTTAGGTTGTTTAAATTCTGTTTTACGCTTCATGGTGTCCAGCGATTCCATTGCTTAGCATTTGTTATTTTGCCTTTTATAGGAGAGGTGATAATCCCAACGCGGGTAATGCCTTCTCTAAATTGTCTGCTTTTATTAGAGGCTTGAACTGGCGATGTTACGTCAGACTTAACGCCAGAAGACTTTTTCTTTCTCATGAAGCACTAGAGCGCTTATCTGTTACTGAGAACTGGCGTGGGGTAAAGGTGTCTTCTAGATTAACCGCTGGAGTAGAAGGCTTAGATGATGATTTACTTTCTCTTGCTCTTACAGCTTCTCTTTGAGCAGTAGAAAGCTTTACTGGCTTACCCGTGTCTGCACTGATAGAATGTGTAGCGTTAGGGCCCTTAGTAATAGGCTTAGGCCGTGTAGACCCTACTTTTGCTGGAGAAGGGTTTTTCTTTGGTGCATTAGGAAACTCTACTTTTGGAGTTGGACTATCGCTACCTTTAGGGCCGCCTTCACGTGATGTTTCTTTTTTAGAAGGTTTACCTTTACCAGTAACTTTAGAAGTAGATTTTTTAAATGCCGCAGACTTTTTGATACCCGCTTTTACAATGCCACCAATAGCTGATGCAGCTTCAAGTTCTACAGAGCGTTTAGTAGTCATGTTCTGATTCTAAGTGTTTTTCCTCGCAGGAACGTGCTAAAGAGGGGACTACAAAAGTCTTACCGCAAATAGCACATTCCCAACGATTAGGCATTATGCGTGGTTAAAGATTTCCTGCCAAGTGGTAGGTCCCACAATGCCGTTAGCATCTAGAGATGGATGCGCTGCTTGAATAGCCATGATTGCTTTTTTAGTTGCTGGGCCATATTGACCATCTGCATCTAAAT